ACTAATGATGGTTAGGCAAATACCTATATTTGGTAATAAAGAAATGTGGCAGCCAAGATTAGTAGGTTTACTAATAGGCGATGGTAGTTATAGAGATAAGTCTACACCAGAATTAGCAATAGGAGATGATGATGTTTTTAAATACTTAAGTAGTATTGAAAATAAAATAACAGTAGTAAAAGAAGTTACAAAGAAAGATTTAGAACTTTATAGAAGAGTTAATATTCTATCCTCTATTGACAATCTTAAAGAGTTAGGTATTTATGGACAAGTAAAAGAACATAAAACATTACCTAAAGATATACATCTATATGATCAACAATCTATTAGTGAATTGTTAGGCGGATATTTTGATGCTGATGGTAATGTTTATTATAATCAAAAAAAGAATTGTGTAAGAATTGTACTAACTTGTAAATATAAATCGTTATTAGAGGAAGTAAAAGAACAACTATACAAGTTTAGTATTGGTTGTAATATAGTAAAAGAATATAGAAAAGATGGTTATAAACCTGGAGAGGTGTATAGATTGTATATAACAAAGAACGAAGATGTGTTTCAGTTTAAAAAGCATATCAAGTTTGTATGTAAACATAAACAGTCTATACTAGATACTTTAGATGTTAATGTTAAAACAAGAAATATATATAATGATTGTTACTTTGAAATAAATAAAGATAATAACAAAGGAACCTTTTATGAAAAAGACAATCATTTAGATAACTTAGAGTCTGTTATTGTAACAAAGGTTGAACCAATAGGTAATCAGAATGTTTATAATCTAACAGCAGGAGTTACACATACTTATATTACTAATGGTTTTGTTAGTGGTAATACAGGTGGAGATATGGAAGGAGGTACTGTAGACTTCGCTGAGATGTTTATGAATCCTCTGACATACGATCTTATGCCTTTCATGAATATATGGGATGAGAAGGCTGATAGGACTATGTGTGGCTATTTCCATCCTGATGCTATGAACTTGGTTGGTTGTTATGACGAACAAGGAAATTCTGATATTAAAAAAGCTGAGAACTTTGAAGAATCAAAACGAGATCAATTAAGAAGACAATCTAACTCATCAACAGCTTTACAACAACGTAAACAGGAACATGCAAACAATCCTAGCGATGCATTTTTAACCGTATCAACAAACGACTTTCCTATAATAGAATTAAACAGAAGATTACAGTACCTAAGACAAGAGAACTTACACTTAAAGTTAGGACAACCTGGAACTCTGTATCAAGATGAAACTGGTAAAGCTAAATTTAAGTTAGACCTTGAAGATAAAAATAAACCTTTGTGGGATTATGATATTAAAGAAACAGATCATACAGGTAGCGTTGTTATTTTCGAGTATCCTATTACTGATGCTCCTATTGGACTATATAAAATTGGACATGACCCATATAGACATGATACTGCCAGTACTTCCGTATCATTAGGTGCTACTTATATCTATAAAGGAATAATGCAAGGAAGTGTTACTAGAAATATTATAGTAGCTAGTTATATAGGTAGACCTAGTACATCTAATGATTATAATAGAAATTTGATGTTATTAGCAGAGTTGTATAATGCTCAAATAGGCTATGAGAACGAAGTAACAGAAGTGAAATCTTATTTTGAAAAGAAAAATAAATTACATTTATTAGCAGTACAACCTGACCATGTTATTAAAGCTAATATTAAAGATAGTAATGTGGCTAGAGTATACGGTATTCATATGCCTGAGAAACTAAAGGATGCTGGTGAGAAGTACATTAAGCAGTGGTTACTAACTGAAAGAGACTTCGATGAGAATGGTAATAAGATACTAAATTTGGATACCATATGTGACCCAGGACTATTAGAGGAATTAATCAAGTACAATAGAAAAGGTAACTTTGATAGGGTTATGGCATTTATGATATTAATGATGTTTATTGAAGAAGAAACTGAAGGTTATGAACACAAGAAAGCAGTTAATGCAAACGTTGACTACTTTAATTTAAATAAAAAATTATTTAGACGCCAATGAAACTTAATGTATATACCGACAAAACTGATGGTCAAACTTATGCAGTAAGAGACCGAATAACTCAAGCACAGAAAGATAGTAATAATTATCAATGGTATAGAGATAAAATTCAGTTACACGATGTGACAACGTTTACCAATCTTAAGACTGTTGGTATGAGTCATTATGCTAAGATGAAAGCTAATTATGATCTGTTTAATGATATTATAGATACTGATGATTTTTTATATATCACAAAACCATATGGTGAAGATAGTGATATGGAATTACCTGCCGATTTTAAAAATAGAGATATTATGTCAGGTAAAATCAAAGCCATTATAGGTATTGAAATGAAACGACCATTATCGCATAAAATTATAGCTGTTAATGAGGATGCTACTAATCGAAGAACAGAAGAACTGTTTGGTAGATTGAGGCAAGCTGTAGTAGCTGCTATTATGAAACCTATTGAGATACAGATTAGAACTCAGGTTGCAGAACAAACAAAAGGTCAGAAACTTACTCCTGACGAACAACAACAGATAGAACAACAAGTACAACAAGAATTACAGACTCAAACTCCTGAAGAAGTTCATGAGTATATGAAGAGGGAGCATAAAGACCCTGCCGAAGCATTGATGGAACAATTGTTTGATTATGTAATGAGAAATGAAAATATTGTAGATAAGTTTAATAAAGGTTTTCTACATGGTACTATTAGTGCTTTTGAAGTTTATCTAGTTGATATAGTAAATAATGAACCTTATCTTAAAGTTGTAAATCCTCTTTATTTCAATTGTGATAAATCTCCCGATACTGATTACATAGAAGATGGTGAATGGGCCACATGTGAATATAGAATGACACCATCAGAGATAATTTCCCTATTTGGTGATGAATTAACTAACGATGATATTGATGAAATCTATAAGCTCAATAATGATATTGCTACTTCAAACATGTCTAATGCTCTATATGATGGTCTTATGGATGACTTTCTTACTATCAATCATGAGATTAGAGCTATTAAAAACGTTAGAGTATTTCATGCAACATGGAAAAGTCTTAAGAAGATAGGTTTTCTTACATATCAAGAAGATGGTGTAGAGAATCAAACAATCGTTGATGAAAACTATAGAAAGCAACCTGGAGATGTAGAACTTAGATGGGAATGGATTCCTGAAGTACATGAAGGTTATAAGATAGGTAGAGATATATATAAGAAGATGAGACCTGTTGCTGGTCAGTATAAAGACATCAATAAGTTGTACGAAGCAAAATTACCTTATTACGGTGCAGTTTATGATTCTATTAATTCAGCACCTGTATCTCTATTGTCAAGAATGAAGCCTTGGCAATACTATTATAATATTATTATGTATCGTATTGAAAGATTGATGGCATCCGATAAAGGTAAGATCGCTCTTTTAAATATGAATATGATACCAAAGACTGCTGGTATTGATCTTGAGAAGTGGTTATACTATGCAGATACTTTAAAAATAGGTTTGTTAAATCCTAATGAAGAAAAAAAACCTGGATATAACAATGACATATCAAATTCCGCTAAAGAGATAGACTTAGGACATGCTTCAGAAATTCAACAATATGTTACACTTGCTGAATATGTCGAATCAAAATGTGGTAAATGTGTTGGAATCACGCCAGAGTTAGAAGGTCAGATTAATCAGAATGCACTCGTAGGTAACTCTCAGCAGAATATTTCTATGGCATCGAATATTATTGAGCCATATTTTAATATGCATGACAGAATCAAGAAAAACGTAATGACAGCACTTCTTGAGATATCAAAGATTGCTTATAGTAGCCCTGAAGGTGTAAAGAAGATAGCTTATGTACTTGATGACATGAGTGTTCAGATGTTAGAGATAGATGAAATGTTATTAGATGCTAGTTCTTTTGGCATCTTTATTGGTAACTCTTCTGAAGGTTGGGAAACTAAACAATATTTACAACAACTATTTCAAGCTGCTTTACAGAACAACAAAGCTGAACTTTCTGATCTTGTTAGAATTATGAGGTCTACTTCTATGCAACACACAGAAGAGATACTTAAAGTTGCTGAAGATAGACAATCTGCCCAAATGCAAAAAGAACAAGCAGCTCAAGCACAACAACAACAACAGTTATTAGATCAACAAGAAAAGTATAAACAAGCTGATCATGAAAGACAAATTGAGCTTATTAGAATTAAAGAACAAGAACGTAGAGAAACAGAACTTCAAAAACAGGCTATGATGTCAGTAGGTTTTGATACAAATAAAGATGAAGATGGTGACGGAGAACCTGACGTATTAGAACTTTATAAGCATGGAGTAGATGCTGATATTAAAGCTAGAAAACAAACTCTTGAGGAGGCTAAGTTTAAACATCAGAAAGAATATGATAGTAAGAAACTTGCTATTGATGAGGCTAAAGCTAAAAAAGTAGGTAGTAAGAAATAAGCTATTAGAACTAAAAGAATAAATGTACTATAATACACTTTGTAAATTTAACTAAATAAATTAAATACTGATATGGAAAACGACAATGTAGATTTTGCATGGGACGATACTATTGAAGCTCAAGAAATTGAGAATTTATTCTCTGGCGGGGATGATGATGTAGTAGAATCAGAAGCAGGTAAGACTGTTGAAAAAGTAACAGATGTAACAGTTGAATCAGAAGAAGACTTTTTAACCCTCAAAGACTCAGAGTCGGCAGTAAAAGAAACTAAACAAAATGAAGTTACTGATACTGGCGATAAGAATGAAAATATTGAAGGTGGAACTGAAGATAACGAAAATAGTAATGAAGTTGATAATGAAGATGCTGATGATGTTGCTGTTTATCGCTCGTTAGCAAATGATCTGAAAACAAATGGAATTATAACATCTGATTTCACAGAAGAAGAGATTACAGACGGTGAAAGTTTTCTAGAGGTATTCGAAAAAGAAGTCAATAGTAGACTTGAAGAAGAAGTTAAGAACTATGCTGAAAGTTTTGATGATGATGGAAGAGCTTATCTTGAGTATATAAAAAATGGTGGTACTACTGTAGATTTTGTAAAATTGTTTATTGGACATGCCGAACTACCTGTAGAATCTGTAGATACTCCTGAGAAACAAGAAGCTTTTCTAAGATACTATCTTAAGACCATCGAAGGTGATAGTGAAGAAGATACTGAAGATCAGATCGAAGTTCTTAAAGAAAGTAACAAATTGGAGAAAAGGGCTAATGCAGCTTTTAAGAAAGTAAATGGTCAACTTGAAGCTGTTAGAAATGAAAAGTTAAAACAGCAAGCAGAGTTTGTAAAAGCTGATGAAAAACGTAAAACAGATTTTGTTGTTAAGCTTTCTGAAACAGTAAAAGACAAGAAAGCTATTGGTGACTTTGATCTCAGCAATACTGATAAAAAAGGTTTGGTAGAGTTTATAGCTAAGGCTACTGTAAATGTTGGGGGTAGAAAAGTTACAGCTATGCAAGCTAAACTAAATGAAATTTATCAGAATCCTGAAAAACTTATCATACTTGCCAAACTTGTAAAATCTGATTTTGATCTTACTGATGTAATAAAGAAGGCTGAGACAAAAGTAGTAAAAAAGAGTTTAAAGGTCATATCAGATACTAAGAAAGGTGTACAGAAAAGAAGTAGTGGTAAGATGTTAGCGGAATTAATGACGTAAGTAATAAAATAATAACATAAATAGTAAATGAAATGAAAGTACAGAATAATGTATTAGCTATTAAGAAGCTCAAATGGACTTCAAACTTCACAGATAAGAACAGCTTGGGTAACAACCTAATGATTGCTCCTGCGAAGTTTGAAGGCGTTATGACGCAGATTTTTACTGCTAAACGGTATAGCGATAACCCTCTTACCACTATGTTGAACAAGATGGGTGCTACAAGAACGATTGATCAGACAGAGTGGACTTGGGACTTGGAGGGTGCTTCTAGTCGTCCTTTGGTTATTGTTGAGAATCTTGAATCTAGTAATACTACCCCAGGTAAGTATAAAGCTACTTTCAAGATTAAACTTGACGAACCTTGGTATCTTGCAGGTGACGTTCTACATCCAGGTAATCCTGATGCTCAGGTACGTGTTCAGCATGTTCTTGGTCAGCAAGGTAACGGCTTTGTTTATGTAGTTCGTTACATGAGTGATGATCCTGCTGCTTTCTTGAATCCTAAATATCTTGTTGCGGGTACTAAATGGGCAAAGCTTTATTCGCAATATGGTGAGGCTTCTGAACAGGACGGTTCAACTCAGTTCTCTATGCCGATTGCTTTGAAGAACAGGATGTCTCGTTACCGTAAAAAGTACAAAATTACTGGTGATGCTGCAAATGAAGTACTTGCTATCAAACTTGCTCATAAAGGTAAACAGTATCTTTCATGGATTCGTTATGCTGAAGCTCGTTATTGGGAACAGTGGCATCGTGAGCTTGAGCGTGGTGCATGGTATTCTAAGACTACTAATACTATCAATGATGATAACGGTCGCCCTATTGCTTCAGGCCCAGGTGTTCAGGAACAGCTTAAGAACTCTAATATTCAGTACTATTCTGTATTGACTGTTAAGTTGATCGAAGAGTACTTAATGGACATTTTCTATGGTCGTGTTAAGCCTGGAACTGGTCGTGAGATTAAAGCGTTTACTGGTGAATATGGTATGCTCATCTTCCACAATGCTGTTCAGGCATGGATGGAGAAAGGAGGCTTTATCAAGAACGTTGCTGTATTTACTGACAAAGTTCAGAGTGAATATACTAGCAAAGGTCTTGAAGGTGGTTACCAGTTTGTTAAGTACACCTTCGCTAATGGTGGTTCTCTTGAGCTGATTCATAATCCTCTATATGATGATCGTGATATTAACTTTGAGATTGACCCTGTAAGTGGTTATCCGATTGAATCTCAGCGTTTCACATTCCTTGACTTCTCTTCTGGTGGAGTTGATGGTAAAAACATTGAATGGGTTGACAAACAGAATGGTTTCAAAGTTGGTTACATTCAAGGTCTTCATAATCCTTTTGGGCCTACTGCTAATCAGGCTATGGCACATGCAGGTGACTGGTACTCTATGCACTGTCAGAAACAGTTTGGTATTCACATTCAGGACATCACTAAATGCGGAGAGCTTATTTTGAGACGTTCTTAAGGTATTCCTTGGAAAGAAGAGATGGGAATGATATTATTAACTAATATTGTTCCTGTCTCACTTTTCGATAACTAAAAAATTAAACAAATGAAAGTTGAAGTAAAACCATTGTCTAACACTCTTGCTTGGATGGGTGTAGAAATGAAAGACTCTTTTAAGCGACCTATTACAGTAGAAGCTTTTGTAAATATTAACAAAGGCATCTATGAAACAGGACTTACAGAAGAAGAGATTAAAGATTACTCAGGTAAACTTGGTGTTGATCTAAGTAACAAGTTGGTATTTGCAGATGGTAAAATAAGTCCTCATCCTTTCTATCATAGTGCACAAGGTAGAGTAAAGCTTGAAAACAATACTATGATTTTTAATACTGAGTTTCCATTAGACTATGTTAAGCTTCAGATGCTTAGAGTTTGTGGATTTGTTGCTAAATCTTTGATTGAACAGGATGCTACACCAGACGCTACTCATTATATTCATAGTGAAGAAGAAGATGTTGAAGTTGCTGCAACTAAACTTGCTCTTAGAAATAAATGTATTACGGAGTTTATGAAGCTCACCACAAAAGAAAAAGAGTTCGTGGTCAGTATTCTTAGCGACAGACATATGACTAACAAGAGTGTTAACTTCCTTGATGTAGAGATCGAAAGTATTATTGATAAGAAACCTGAGGATTTCTTGAAATATGTAAAGATTGATAAAAATGAATTGGCTATCAGAGGTATTTTACTTGAAGCTATTCGTAGAGGAGTTCTTACTAAAGAAGCAGGCTCAGTATATTACATGGGTGAACTTTTTGCAGAAGACTTTGAAGCAGCAGTAGGTAAGTTTAATCAGGCAGATAATCAAAAGATTAAAGTAGGAATCTTAGAAAGGTTAAAGAATGCTTAGTATCAAACAACTGCATTATCTATTCAAAGAGAAGTTTAATAAGATAGATAGTCAGCAAAATACCAATTTTTTAGTACCTGAGATAGATGTTATTCTCAGAGAGGCAGAATTGATATTTATTAAGCAAAGAGTACAGAAGTCAACATTAACAATAGCCGGAACATTAGATGTCACTAATAAGTTGTCTGATGATTTAATATCAATAATGAAGACTGTCACTCTAACACCGACCCTTTCTTCTGGAGTATATATTGTACCATTACCAACAGACTATATGTATTATGTTAATGGTACAGCAGGTGTTACAAAAAATGCAAAAAACATAAGAGCCAAGTGCTTATTTGTTGGAGAGTCACAGGAAATTGATGAATTTGTTAAGAGTTCTTATGAGTGGGCTGAAGTAAATTTACTGTTGAGAAACAATCAACTAGAGTTGACAACAGATGGTACTTTTACAGTTACAGATATCCACTTAACATATGTAAAAAAACCTGTGACATTTCATAATGCTGAAGATCATTATGAAACTGTAGATATATTAGGTAGTGAGATATTAGCTTATCAAACAGTATATTCCAGATTACCTAAAGGTATTAATAATACTCCTTCAGGTAGTAGTACTTATGGAATTAATGGTTATGTTGATATTGATGGTAGTATTAAGTTTGGTCATATAGACTGTGAACTACCATATCATATTTACAATGAGCTTATAGATATTGCAGTTTTAAACACTAAGAATAGTATTGAAGAGGTAAGACAGACAAACAACAAACAAAAGGAACAGAGAAATGAGCAATAACAATGCAGGTAAAAATGACAACAACGTTATTATTGTAGCAGTAGCAACGGCTATTGTAGCAAAAGATGCTGTCAGAGCAGACGTTACAGCAGGTAAAATTGGATTTTTTGATAATACTAGTGGTGTAGCTATTGATGCTACTAATGGTTCTAGTTCTAAAATTCTTAATTTCCTTGCTAAAACAGTCAATAATGGTTCAGTTCTGCTTACTCCACCAGCTATTCAGTTGGATAGGGTAAACAGTATCACAAAGAAAGCTTATTCAGCAGGACAAGGTTCAAAGATTCTTATTACGCTTCCAGCAATCGGAAGTGATTCAAATGCTGTAATTGATGTAAGTGAAGATATTGGTATTACGTTCTCGTTCGAGACTGGTAATAGTTGGCAGTATTTGGGTACAAATCAGTTGAAGAAACATTTTCATGTTCTTGCTAATACTACTGCAAACGGTACAGCTACTGATCTTGCAGCTTCTATTAATGCTGATCAGGAGTCTGCTGCTAATGGTGGGTTCATTACTGCAACTGCAAGTAATAACACTGTTACAGTAACCTTCTCAAATGCTCAACAGGACTTTAGTGATAATGCTGTAGGTATCATAGTTAAGGTATATACCAACAATGTTCTGATTACTACTGATGATAATTTCTCAGGTTCTCAGACTCCTGCATTTGCTATGTCACAAGGTCGTGGAGCATGGGTACAGAAAATGGAAAAAGAGAATCTTGGTAATGCAGGTCTAGGTCAGCTTGGAACGTATCGTTATATTGAAAACAACTATCAGTTTGTTAACTTTGTACCAGATGCTTCTACAGCTTCTAACTATACAACTTATGTTATCAACTACGATCTGCTATATCCTGATAGCTCTGGTTATAATAATAACTATGAGATTTTGATTGCTACTGCTGATGGTACTACAGTTACAGCACTAGACGCTTTGTTTGCAAGTTTGACGATTCCAGGTGGTTTTATTCTTGCAGCTTAAGTTTAATCTTTGAATAACTTGAGGGGAGAAATCCCCTCATAAATAATATAATCATGCAGAAAGGTTCAGACCCAAATATTCCAAGTAACTATAAACCTGTAGCATACACTGTTTCCGTGTTTACAGTCGATAAACATTTATCAGCAATTGATAAAGTTTTGTTAACATTGCAGACTAATATTAGTAGTGTTCTTAATAAAGTGCTTACAGGTTTTGTATCAGGTGCAGGTATAGTATCAGTTACTGATACTATTCTTACAGCTATTAATAAAATTAACGGTAATCAAATTCTTGATGTTACAGCTATTACAGCATTAACACCTACAGCTCCTACAACAGTTGTTAGTGCTACTGCAAATTTAACATCTATCGTTAAAGAACAGACTATTGAATATACTACAACTGCTACAAATACAACGACTCTTCCTGCTGCTTCTATAGCTAACTCAGGTAATAAAATTAGGATTATTAATAAAGCTGCTTTTGCTATTAATAGTGCTACTTCTAATATTATACCTTTAGCTAGTAGTACTCCAGGTACAGCTATTATTGCAGCAACTGCGGGTAAGTTTGCTATTTTACAGAGTGATGGTACTGCTTATTGGCATATTATTGATGCCAATTAAGAATGTTTACTTATCAAAATCAATAACATTTTATAATAACTTGCAATGGAAGATAGAATTTTAACTTTAAAAGATGCAGCTTCTGTTGCAAGTACTACTGCTGGTTCAAGTAGTAAAAAATTTGTTACACCAAAAGGATTAAAAGAAGTATCTAATCTTAGATTGTCAAAAAATGGAGATACACTTACTAATGTAAAAGAACTGGTTAATGTGATAGCTGGTGCTGCTAATAATACTACCAATATAGATACAGACACTGCATTGATTTGGTACTTTACATCGACAGCTACTGCTAACTGGACAAGAAATTTTAGAGCAAGTGCTACTGTTACTTTAAATAGTAGAATGGCTATAGGAGAATCTATTAGTCTTGCTATCATGATTACTCAAGGAGCAACAGCTTATCTACCAAGTTCTTATACGATTGACGGTAATGCTATTACACCTAAATGGGCTAATGGTTATGCACCTACAAGTGGTAATATAAATGGTATTGATGTAGTATATGTTACTATAATAAAAAGAGCAGATGCAACGTTTACTATGTTAAAATCACTAACCAATTTCGCATAATGCCAAGACTAGGAAGTTCATTATATCGTGTTAATTCACTCACTCAACAAGCGATTGCTATACTTCGCAAATACGGCAATAATGCTCATGCATGGATTCCAGGTATTGGGACGGTAAGCGGGCTCGTTTGTGGGAATAGCAACGATGGTGTAGCGTCAGTTGTTGACGGTGGTGTAGGATTGGTGCTGGATGCTATGGGTAACGGAATAAATCCCACACAAGCTTTGAGTACAGCGCGGCCTACACTGAGACAAACAAACGGCTATTATTGGTGGGAGTATGACGGAGTGGATGATGTAATGGTGGCGACATTCCCAGCCGGTAATGATAACTGCACAATTATAGACGCGCAAAAAAATATAGGAGTCATGGTAGAGACTGGTAGAAAACTTACGGGTACGTATAACCCAAGCAACTACAGTTCAGGGATGTTGATTATTAATGATACATTGTCGTCAGACGAGACAACCGTACTAAAAAAGTACGCAAAAACGCTATCCGGTACAGAACAATTAGTGCCAGATGGTGCGTGGGTATTTGGTGTTAATGGCACAAGCTATGTGGGCAAAGGTGGAACGGTAACGGGTGGAGCAACGGTATCATGGAAATTTGGGAGTGGTATTGAGAAAACTACGATGTTTTCTGGTGCAGTTGCTACTAAAAAAAATGAAAAGTTAACTTTTTGGATTAGCGACCCAAGTAAATTAACAATAGTCTCCTGCTACAGCAATCAATTAACAGGTGGTATACCAAGTATTACTACTAATACAGCTTTAACAACCTTCGATTTCGGTGATAATCAATTAACAGGTGGTATACCAAGTTTTGCTAATAATGCCGCGTTAACAACATTATATTTATACAGCAATCAATTGACAGGTAGTATACCAAGTTTTGCTAATAATGTCGCGTTGACAATCTTCTCTGTCAGTAGCAATCAATTAACAGGTGGTATACCAAGTTTTGCTAATAATACATTATTGACAACGTGTTATTTCAATGACAATCAACTAACAGGAAATATACCAAGTCTTGCTACTAATACCGCGTTGACAACCTTTTATTGCTACGACAATCAATTGACAGGTAGTATACCAAGTCTTGCTAATAATGCCGCGTTAACAATCTTCCGTTGTTACAATAATCAATTGACAGGTTATGCAGGTGGATTAGTATCAAATACACTCGGAGATTTTCAGGCACAAAACAATTTACTTACAACGACGGCAGTTAACGCGCTACTTTCCGCATTTGTTGCCGCTAATAGAACAACAGGAACAAGAACATTAAATCTTGGCGGTTCAGGTAACGCCGCTCCGACAGGTCAAGGTCTTACAGATAAAGCAACTTTAATATCACGTGGTTGGACAGTAACGACGAATTAAGCTTATGAATTACTTATTTAGAACGATGATTTTACCTGCAAGTATTGCAGAGACAGCCAGAAATATGGCAGTTAGTATTATCGGCGAATCAGTTGCAGATTTGTGGACAGTACCACTTTGTGATGAAGTAAACGAGGTTACTCACTATATCAGCACCGGAATGATAGCCGAAGATTTTGTTGGACTTGTCAGCGATCCAGCGACTCTCTCAGAAAAGGCAGGTATATCGCTTGCACAGGCTCAGGCGATACTTGCACAAGCTGATATTACTGAAGAAAGTTCTGAGATGGCTATGGCAAGATTGGGCTTGTTTAACTACAAACCAGATGTAATTGATGAGCGCATTTAACGAAATTATTAGACAAGAAATCGCTGTTATGCAAGCGCATCAAATAGATGATGCTGTGATTATATAATTGAGAAAAGATTTGAAGGTAAAAAGTTAAGAGAAATATACAAATTACCATACTACCCTGATAGAATTGTACATCATGCTATTATGAATATAGTTGGAGATATTTGGGTTAAATCTTTAATTAAAGATACGTACCAATCAGGTGTTCATTTAGCATACTGGCAATCTTCAGACACTACTATCCCCAACAGGAGAGTTGCCAGCTACTCATTATATGGTATGTAAACGAAATCGAGACCATTTGGAATTGTATGATTCCGAGCGTTACAATTACAAGTGATTGGTTTATTGAAGGTGAGTTGAAGCTTATTAAACCGGCAGACGAGCAATGATCTTCTGATAACAATAACTTATAACAAATGATATCAATTAATTTATGTAGAATAACTCCAGATAGATATTATTTGGAGTTTAACGTTTCTACTAGTACAGGTAGAACGTTTGACAATCTCTATGTATGGCCTTATACCTCAGAAACTATCTGGACTGCTGGTAGTGGAACACTTGACTTAGGTACTCATTTTGCCAAGGTTAATAACAATGAGGTTATGAGAATCGACCTCGCCGATATTTCTTTATCTGGTGATGGTTTATATTATCTACAGTTTACTGATAGTAATGGTGATTATGCTAATGCTGTTGTAGCTGATCTATCACAAGTATTCTATTATAAAGTTAGACTACTTATAGAACATCCTGAAGATGTTAGTGCTGTTGCTAATAATGATAAACTTTTTGAACTTTATACTTATGAAAATTGCTTTAAATTAGCTATATCTCTTGAACGATGGGAAGATACAAACTACTATTATTCTCTTATTACAAATTTAGTAAGTCAGTAGCATGAGTATTACCAATAATATAGAACTACAACAAGGTATAGTAAATCTTCAACAAAGATTAGAAGTACCTGTAAGATTTCTTACTAAAGAAGATCTTACAAGTTTGGTCACCTTTCTTTCTGATACAAATACATATTTATATGGTGTTATATTAGCTACTTCAGGAGTTTCAGAAAATATAAGTGTTCTTAAAACTTTATATGATAATTTATCTGCTATACAAACTACTGTAACTTTTATAACAGAAAATGATCTTAATATTAATGCTGTAGCAGATAGTATTGCTAATGTTAATAGTGTAGCAGCAGCTTTGGTAAATATTAATAATGTTGCTGGTAATTTGACAGCAATTAATAATGCTTCTACTTATGCAACTACAGCGACTAATCAGGCAGGTATTGCAATTACACAAGCAGGTATAGCTACTACTAAAGCTGGTGAAGCAAGTACTAGTGCTACTAATGCTAATAATAGTTTTATAAATTTTGATAAAAGATACTTAGGTGCTAAAACTAGTAATCCTACTCTTGATAATGAAGGAGCTGCTTTAACTATAGGAGCACTTTATTATAATACTGCTATACCTGAAAATAGAGTATACAATGGTTCGTCTTGGGTAACAGCATATTCTGCTTCTTCAGGTGGAATTACATCTGTAGGTTTAAACGTACCTACAGGATTAAGTGTTACAGGTTCTCCTCTTACAGCAAATGGAACTTTAGCAATAACACTAACAAGTGGTTATTCTATACCAACTACTGCTAGTCAAAGTAATTGGGATACAGCTTATACAGATAGAAATAAATGGGATGGTGGAAGTACTGGTTTAATTGCTGCTACAGGTAGAACATCATTAGGTGCTACTACTATAGGTAGTAATCTATTTACTTTATCTAATCCTAGTGCTATAACATTTCCTAGATTTAATGCTGATAATACTATTTCGAATTTAGATGCTTCCTCTTTTAGAACTGCTATAGGTGCAGGTACAAGTTCTACTACTGGTACTGTTACATCAGTTGGTCTAAGTTTACCTTCTGAAATAACTGTCAGTAACTCACCTGTAACTGGTAGTGGAACATTAACAGGAGTATGGACTAACCAAACTGCAAAATATTTTTTTGCTGCACCTAATGGTAGTGCAGGAACACCTTTATTTAGAGCTATTGTTGCTACAGATATTCCTATACTTAATCAAAGTACAAGTGGTAATGCTGCTACAGTAACTAATGCTACGTTTACAACTTCTTTAATAGTTAATACGGGTACTGTAACACTTACTGGTAATGCTGCAAATACATCAGTACTTACAATAGGAGCTGGTGCTGTATCAGTTAGTGGTAACAATACAGGTGATCAAACCAATATAAGTGGTAATGCGGCAACTGTTACAACAAATGCTAATCTTACAGGTGAAGTAACTTCTACAGGTAATGCTACAACACTTACCAATAGTGCTGTAATAGGCAAAGTACTTACTGGATATGTATCTGGTGCTGGTACTGTTGCTGCTACAGATAGTATATTAAGTGCTATACAAAAATTAAATGGAAATATTGCTGGTATTTCAAGCGCAACTCCAGGTACTGCTAGTATAGCTTTAGGTACTGTTGCTGCTAATGGTTCTAGTGCAAATTTTTTACGTTGTGATGCTACTGTTTTAGCATTTGATGCTACTGCACCAACTACACAAGCATTTAATGATACTGCTAGTGTTGGTGTAGCTACTGTTGCTGCTAGAAGAGATCACAAACATGCAATGATGGCAGCTCCTACTTCAGTAAGTGGTAATGCTGGAACTGTTAGTAATGCAACTTTTACTACTGCTTTAGTGGTAAATACAGGAGCTGTTACTTTAACAGGTAATGCTTCTGGTTCTACTTTAACTTTAGGAAGTGGAGCATCTTCAATAAGTGGTACTAACACAGGTGATCAAGTAGGTGGTACACCAGCTTTAGTTTTTGGTACAGCTAATACAGCAGGTTCATCTACTAATTTCATTAGAAGAGATGATACAATACTTGTATTTGATACTACTGTTCCTGTAGTTGCTGGAACTGCTGCTGTTGGTGTTGCTACAACATGTGCTAGAAGAGATCATGTACATCCTGCACAAACAACTGTTAGTGGTAATGCTGGTACAGCTTCAACTGCTAATGCTTTAAATACAGCAAATAGCTATCAAGTAGTAAACTTAACAGCTACTGGTAGAATTTCATTAGCTGATGGAACAGCAGCACTTCCTTCTTTATATTTTGCTAGTGATGGAGCTTATGATACTGGATTATATTGGGGAGGTGATGGTGTTATTAGATTTGCTAGCAATGGTGTATATGTTGGCCAAATAAGTGCAGGTTTAACAATGGTTGGTGCTATAACAGGTTCTAACCTGTCTGGTACTAACACTGGAGATCAAACAGGTGGTACTCCTGCTCTGACTTTCAGCACAACGAATACTGCTGGTTCATCCACTAACTTCTTAAGAAGAGATGATACTATTGCAATATTTGATGCTACTGCACCAACTACTCAAGCATTTGGAGATACTGCTGTTGTAGGTACTGCTGCAATTGCTGCTAGACGTGATCATAAACATGCTATGCCAGCACAACCAACTACTGTAGATGGTACAAATCCTATAGGATATAAAAACATACCTCATTCAGGAACAGATAAAACGACATCTTATACACTAGCAACTACTGATGTAGGTAAGTATATAAGCATAGGTTCTGGTGGTAGTATTACTATTCCCAATTCAACTTTTGCTGATGGTGATGTTATTACAATATACAACAATACTTCCAGTAGTATTACCGTAACTTGTACTATAACTACAGCTTATATAGCAGGAACTAATACTGATAAAGATACAGTAAGTCTTGCAACAAGAGGATTAGCAACAATCTTTTTTAATAGTGGCATAGTTTGTGTTATAATGGGTAATATATCATGAGTGGTATAATTCAAACATTATTTAATGTTAACAATCCTCATGGTTGGACTGATGTTTCATATCTTTTCAATAGTGTTTTTGGAACGTCACAACCTATAGCGTCTGCATATGGTAATGGTATTTATGTAGTTGTTGGTACTTCTGGTACTTGTATATATAGTAATAATGGTACGAATTGGTACAACAGTAGTTTATATAGTGTATGGGGAGGAGATGCAATTCAAAGTGTCTGTTTTAGATCAAGTAATAATACTTTTTATGCTGTAGGTGAATATGGTAAATGTGCTTATAGTACTGATGGCAGTTCTTGGTCTATGCTACCAGCTTTTACTACAGCTTTTAATTCTGCATATACTGCATATTCAATTGCAACAGATGGTACACTTTTAATGGTAGTAGGTGTGAATGGTAGATGTGCAACTTCTTCAGATGGTTCTACATGGACTTATAGAAGTGATTTAGCTTCAACTGTTTCAAATAATTCCATGTTTAGATTATGTTATAATGGTACTAAATATTACGCAGCAGGTGAATATGGTAAAAGTGCTACTTCTACAAGTAGTCTGGTATGGGTTGATGCATCAGCTTATACTACTGCTTTTGGTTCTAGTGGTTTTACAACAGGAATAGCTTCTAATGGTAATAATCTTGTAGCTGTAGGTCAAAATATTGGTGAAGGTGGTTCTAACGTGTGTGTAACTTCTTCTAATATTGGTGTTAACTGGGCTCTTAATACAAATTTTACATCAATATTTAGTGGAACACCACGTGACGTAACTTGGGTAGGAGATAGATTTATGGTAGTAGGTGATTCTAAACAGGTGGCTTCTACCAGTAATTTAACAAATTGGAATTTTGAAACTGCATGTAATAATGCCTATAGTCTTGCTGCTGGAGGAAGTGGTAATATGTATACAATTTGTGCAAATGGTAGTAACATTTTAATAACCGGTTCAAATTCTTCTACCGGTACTGCTGCTATACTATATCAATAATCTTTGTAATTATGGCTCATAACTTATCATTTGATGATGTAACAGTAGCTTTAGGTTATATACCAGCTAAAGGTAGTGAAGTATCTACTATAAAAGGTACTGCTGATGGATTATCTGAAGCTATACATAATATGGTAAATACTGTAACTAGTACAGCTACAGGAGTTGTTTCTATTGCTAATAATATTACAACACTTACAACTAATCTTACAGATAATTCTTCTAAACTATTTGCTACAGGTACAGCATTAGGAGAATTATTATCTAATACTACAACAAATAGTAATAGTATAAGCACGTTACAACAACAAATTACTAGTCTTAATAGTAATCTTGTTAATGCAACTACACATATTACTATAGCTACTAACGATATAACTACAACTATGACAAGTAGTATATCGGATATTAATGGTCAAATAACCAGTGCTAATAGTAATATAACAACTCTCACTAATAGACTTAATGATTCAACTACAGGTCTTAGTGCTACAGCTACAGCTATAAGTGGTATTAATACAAGCATTGGAACTATTAATGGAGAACTTACTAGTTTATCAGGAACGGTAAATAGTTTAGTTTCAGGAACCGGTGTAAACGATTCTGTTTATTACCAAAGTAGTACTCCGACTACAAATTTAGTTCCTAATGATCTTTGGATAAATCCAAGTGTTAACAATAGTATTTCGATATGGAATGGTACTTCTTGGGTGACTGCTAATAATACTAGTTTTGCTAGTATCGCTGCCTTGAATAGTGAAATGTCTACAAGAAGTACTAACGACACTACTAATAGTAATGCTATAACTTCTTTATATAATCAAGTTAATGCTGCTACTACAGGTTTACCTGCAATAGCTAGTTTAACAAATAGTAATACTACTAATATAAGTACTATAAATAATACACTTACTAGTCAAGCAAGTAGCATAACTTCTTTATCTTCTTCTATTACTGGTATTTCAAATACTATAAATACTGCTAGACCTAATTTGTGTCCTGATGTTAATCAATGGACATTATATAATGGTATAATTATAAGTAATGATAGTTGGGGTAATCATGCTTTTTATAGTGGTACTATACCTAATAATTATTCTTTTTTGTTAGGTTCAAGTCCTCATCTTCCTTGTTATGAAAATACTACTTATGTAATAAGTGGTGATGTAGTATTATTTGCTACTAGTGGTAATATATATTTCGACTTAATGTTTTATGATAGTAGTAATACTTTATTACTTGATGGAGGACAAAATTCTTTACATGCTAATGTTAATTTTAGTAATACAAATACTAATAGAAATGCTATAGCTGTACAAAGTACTGCACCTACTGGTTCCGTTTATATGATAGCTAGGTGTGTAGCAGAAAACGTTATCGGTGGTACAAGTTATGGTTTCAGACAGGTAAAAGTTGAAATGGGAACATTACCTCCTACTCAATATAGTTCGGAAGCACAAATTAATGTTAATACAGCAAATATAACTAATGAAATATCTACAAGAACTTCTGCTGATACAGCTCAAGCTAATGCTATACTTGGAATAAGTACAACTCTTAATGGTAGTACTACAGCTATATCACAAGCTTTAACATCTATTGATGGTATTAAAGGTAAATATACTCTTAGTATAGATAGTAATCATAATGTTACAGGTTTTGAACTTATAGGAACTGGTGCTGGATTAGGTACTTTTACACTACTTAATGCCAATCTTAAAATGAGTGGTGCAGGTGCTATCCTTGGTGGTAAAAGTAGTTATATTGATACTACGGCTGGTTATTTTTTAGGATATTCTTCTGGTTATAAATTTAATATAGGCGATAATACTAGTAGTTTAAATTGGGATGGTTCTAATTTAATAATTA